TCTACACGTAATGATGTGAATTCATTTGTTCCTTGGAGAGCTCCCTCATATAGCTTATGAAACATGTTACCTATACCATTGGCAGTTGAGGTTATAATAATTTTAGATGTTTTACCTGAAGAAATTACTGGGTATGTTGAAGTATAAAATTCTGTAGCATTATCTACGAATGCGAACTCATCAAGGTATACTAGGTTTAGTGACATACCACGAATGGAACTTGAGGAAGTAGCGGCTGCTACTATTCTTGAGTTATTAGAAAATGCAATTGATTTTTTATTAAGAGTTGTACAGCCAGGCTGTAAAAAGAATGGAAGATGCTCTAACATAAGAGTAATCCTACCAAGCATTTCTCTAGCAATAGCTTCTTTGTTAGCTAGAATACCTACTACTTGTTCACCTTTAAAAATCGTATACCATAGAAGATAAGCTACAGCAGCAATTGATTTACCACTTTGTCTACAAGCAAGAACAATATTAAATCTATGAGATTCAAAAGAAGTAAACATTTCCTTTTGATATGGATATAGATTAAAAGGTATTAACCCTTTGTCAAGGTGGATTATTTTACAGTATTTATCAGCAAAATAATTAGGGTCATTAAGACATTTATTATATTCAACTAATTCTGGTTTAGTCCATGCATGTTCTACATCAGCTCCCCGAACATTCGGATTGCCTAAGTACATGCTCTCCCATTGTTTAGCCATCTTTAAATAAATCCGGTTCTTGTTCTATTACTATCTCATCACGCAACATTTTTTGCAGCTCTGCTGTAGAGCCAATAAATACATTGCTTGTGGTTCCATCTGGGAGTGCCGGCATATCATCTTTATCAACTTCTTTTTTACTCTTATGAAGTTTAAGAATCTTTTCACCTATCTCAGCATTGTTTTTAATTAACTGACCAAGTACCTCAAAGGCTCTCGGATGTTCTGACTCTCTAGCAAGTTCAAGCATAAGCTCAATTGCTTCATCCCCTTGCTCAGCTAAATCAAATAGTTGTTTTCTTACGTCTTCGTAATCCTTATCAACTTTGTTATGCGTGCCAGTCAATTCCCTCTGGTTCATCTCCATGTTCATGGTCGTCATCGTGTTCTTGTGGGTTCTCATAATGTGTATTCCATAATTCTACTACTCCATACTTAGCTCGGCTCTCATCTTTGTTACCGCCTTCATAAGGTATAGCAAATTTCTCGTCCATAAGACTTTGATTAGCATCTTTACCGTTAATCATAATTGTCCCAAGTACTCTACCAAATTTGCCTTTAGCCATCTCTTGTGTATGCAAAGTAAATTCTCCATCAGCTTCTGCTAATAATTCTATCAATCTATGCTTTGCGGCCATTCCCCATGACTTCTCTGCTAAGTTTCTTGTTCTACTCTCAGGAGTATCTATACCCATTAATCTAATCCTATCTCTCATGAATATATCAAATCCTAAATCTATATCTGCATCAATGGTATCTCCATCAACGACTTTAATTAATTTCGCTTTAAATTGGTAAGCCATAACATCTCCTATACGTCAGTGTCAAAAAAGTTGATTGTTTCGGTATACGGTTCTTTAAATCCATCAGCACCATCGCTTGTGGTTGTACCGTCTATCGCCTGTGTCTCAATTTTATGAGTTGTTGGGTCAACATTTTCTGAGTAATCAACTTCTGTATTAAGAATTTGTTTGCTCTTTCCTAAACCTCTGTAATAACGAATGCGAGTTCCAAACTGTAACGTATATATTATAGCTCTCCTCGTGACTAAATCACCCTCATAATCATCATTTAAGGTGACACTCTCTAAAACTATCGGAGTGTCGGTGGATATATCCATATCTGGAACATCCTTTATAGTTACTGTATATTCTGGCTGGAACATTGGAAGTATCTGTTCTAACAATTGTAGACCTTCATCTTGAGTTGAAGCTAAAATATTTAATTCAAATCCAACCTTATATACGGCTGGTGCACCTAATTTATTTAATTGTAATGTATCACCTACTACAACCTTTGTATAACTCTTATGTTTAGATACCCGTGCATTAGCATCATATTCCATAGATGTTATTTCAAAGGATATGCGTGGAAGCTTCATAGCTATATTAGGGTCTCTTGTTTGTTCAGTTAATCGCGCAAGAACTTTAGTTCGTGGTGCATATGCTAAAGGAACTTTAATTTTTTGTAATACCTTTCCTGCTGAATCTCTTTTATGGACCTCTAAGTCATTAAACATAGAGCCAAATACCGAGACCATCCGACGAGTTGATTCATGATACCACCAATTGTCAAACATTATGGGTCTCCAAACGGATTAGTTTCTGTGAAGTCTATAACAGTATCACCTGCAAATTCGAACTCATCATTATCTGCATATACATCCAAGTTATATTCAGTCTTAGTGGTACCTGTTAAGTCAACAGTAATCTCCCTTGAGGAACCAGATGTTTGACCAACAAGTAGTCGTGTGGCATGAACACCTAGTTGCATAAAGGTTCCATCACCATTTGTTGATTGATGTGGGGATACAATTAATGTAGTATAAGTATTTGTATCCACTTTTTCATAGGCCGCTACTTTGCCAACAATATTGATGTTTGTGGCATTATCATCAGTAGTTCCAGTCCATTGATGAACGTACTCACCAATTTCAAAATGGTTCGTATCAGAGGCGGCAGTGGTAGTATAGCTATATGAGTTAGCATTTATTAATTCTATGTTATCTATTTCAGGCCAGCCCGTATCAAAATTTTGGTCATTATATTCAAATAATTCAGCCGTAAAAGTATAAACTGGAAGGTGGGCCAACTGATAGAACGGTAGCTTAGGCTCTACGTACTTTATTTCGAACAGCCTATTGGTCATTGTCATCCACAATAAATCACCTTCTGAGGGCATATTCGTGACCTGGTTTCCAAATACATCGGACAAATTCTCACCTACAACACTATGCCAACGCTTTTTAGGGCAAACAAATGTACCTTGGTCTCTAATCTCCAAGCCAAATTTACCTAATAGATTACCATCACCTTCAAATCCTTCGGTGTTTTCTAAGTACATTTCTATTGGATAGGCGTGACGATATTGATTTAGAGTCTCATTTAATAATGCATCCTCATATATTTGCTCACGCGGAATATAGACAACATCTTGTCCAAATATTTTTATACTCTCTAAAACCAAATCCTCATAAAGGTTCTGTTCAGATTGTACAGCACCATTAAAATATACGCTAGTTGCCATTTGTTATCCCATTAAAAAGTTGTCTGGAGCCATCCAAGTCAACCTACATTCTTCTTCTAATCGTTGAATTTCCTCTATGGCATCATCAAACATTTGGCGTCCATTCATTGTTATACCACCTGGAAGCTGGAAGCCTTCAAACTTCATCATATTTCCACCCCATTGGCGTTTGATTAATGCTGTAAGATATTTTTTTAAATATAAATCATTATATACATCAGCGTATGCCGTTGGGTCAACAATAGACATAGCCTCAATCACTACATATTGACCAGCTGCTAAATCCCCAAAGCCTTCATCCATGTGAAGTCTATTCATATGTCTACTAAACCTAAGATGTTCTACACTATTTAAAGCATGCTCAATTAGTGATAAATGCTGTAGTGATTGTTCATATGTTTGGATTTGAGTTTGCAAACCTTGTATCATAAAGACATCATTAAGTCTCATATGATAACCCATATCAAATAAAGAGCTACCAGATGATTGACCACCGCTTAACATCTGCATAACAGCCGTAACGTTATCACTTACTGTGATATAGTTATTTGTTATATCTGCAGCAGTAAGTTCATGCTTTAAATATGTACGAATAACAGCATCTGAATGGAATTCTTGGTAGAATTGTATTGCATCATCAGTGCGGTCTTCTATTTGGTCATCGTCTACATTGATTTCAATCACTGGAGAGCCTAAGCTCCTTAAGCAATATTCCTGTAATGTAGCTCTTGTAGTTGGTTTTGCCATTTCATTTCCTTATATCTATGTATTATTTATATAATTACGTCCATCCAAACCACGATTTAACAGTATCAATAACTTTCTGGTACCTTGAAGTTTTTATTTGTTGCAAAAGATTTGTAGCTAATAGTCCAGCAGGTGTATGTTCCATTATTTTTTGAGTTAAACTTTTAGCTGTCCTTATATGATATTTAAAAAAACCAGTTAATCTACTTAATGTTGCTGCATCTGGATTAGTATGATGGTTATTTTTATATATTTCTTTTGCAGCATCTGCATCTCCCTGAGCTAGCAATGCAAAATTAGAATCTTTTGATGCTTTACTATGTAAGTGAACAAATGCTAAAGCTATAGTCTGGTCATATGTTAATAAATCTAATTGTTCTTTATGTGTCTTAGTAGAATTTTTAAGTGTTGTTAACCATAGGGGTGTAGGTATCTCAGTTCCATGTGGAATACCCCAGGGTTGCCATAACCTTGAATCCTTTCGTGCATTAAATCTTTCTAAATGTCCAATGTATCTATTTACAGCAGTCTCAACACTATCCTCAGTAAATTGTACATAACCATAAGCTGTATTATCTTTAATTCCAGGTGAGGCAATCTTTTTCCAATCTGATTCTATACCAACCAACTCATCCATAAACCATATTACATTACCAGCAAATTGGTCATAAACAAAACCATTAATATCTAAATCAGACATATAACCTTTAGGCCCTTTTTGGAATCTCATTATATCATCATACACTAACACAGTAGCCTGGGTCAAATTTGAACCAGGTCTTGCATTTCCTAGGTTTGATTTTTGCGAATACTCTGTAGTAGTTGCAACTACATTAATATTAGTTAATGCTGGAGTTGATATAGCCATAATTAATATCCATAGTAAAGGCCTTATTTTTTTACAGTTAATTTATTACGCCTTTGGTTTACTTTAGATGGATGAATGCCAGCATCAGAAGCTGCACGATATTTTGCCATTGTCTTCTTTAAATGTGCATTCATTTTAGCTAATCTTTTAGCTCTCCTAACACCAGGTGATTGACCTTCACTGGTCATAAACTCATCTAGGTAATCTTGAAATGATATCATTTCATTATCTTCTATATATATCTTTTAAATTTTTCTTTTTCTTACCTACAGAATTAGGAGCCATATCTACGCCGGCATGAGCAACAGCATTAGCAGCTGCATCTTCTGTTCTTTTGCCGTACATAACCATATCAGAAGTTCTTTTAATTACTTCCTCAACATCACCATCATATTCATAATTGCCTTTGTCTATATGTTTTTCAATATCAAACTTTGGTGTTTTAGCTGCTGCTACTTTCTTAGCTTCACGCTTTGCTTTAGCCTTTTCTTTTCTAAGCATTGCATGTTTAAAGCCAACTGTTCTACGGTCTACTGAAACTTTTTCTTCAACATTTTCTAAAGTATGGCCTAAAGCTGCGTCTACTGCGGCAAAGTATTTCTTTTGTGCAGCTTTATTTAAATTCAGAATGCCACCTTCTTTTCCTAATATTCCAAACTTTTTCCTTACTGCATCAACTCTTCTCCAATATTCTTTTTTATTTCCTTGTACAGGCTTTACTTTTCTAGCTTCCTCAACACTTTCATTAGCTACTCTAAGAATTTCCATAACATCTGGATTATCAGTTAATCCACCTCTAATCTTTTCAATATCAATCATAGCTTGTGCCATATTACCTGAATGTCTTTTAGCAATAGCTTGAACTTTTGATTTTTGACCAGCATCCATTACAGGATATGATTTACCTAACTTAGCACCTCTTATGGTTTTCCCTTTTTTAGCTGGACCCCATTTTGCTTCTTCAACTGACTCATGTTCAGCATCACCATGTCTGGTTTTAGTTCTTTTAGCATCATTGTATTGGGACCAAGCAATTTTAAAAGCTTCTTCATCTGTCTTACCATCTGCTTTTAATTTTTCTACAAAAGCTTCCATACCAGGAGGAGCTTTCTCTTGTTTTGAATCATAGTAATCCTCACCCTGTAAGTCAGTAGTAGTGTCTGGGTCTAAATCATCCATGTCCTCATCGTCTTCGTCATCATGGCGTAGGGAATGGTCTTCTTCAACACCTGAATAATTTCCTTCAGTATCAGATACATCGGTGTCATCTTTAAAGTCATCCTTGTTTTCCATTAACTCTGGGAATAAAGCTTTAATATCTGAATCATCCATTCCATAATCATCACTTTGGAGGAATGCTAAGATTTTTTGTTTATCACCGGTAATTTCTGCACCTACTCTAGTAGGTTTAATTTTAATTTTGAATTTAGTTGAAGCAAATTTAATAAAAGCTTTTTCACCACCCTTAAAATCTGATGCATCTAAATCTATATCAAGTGCATCCTTAGGTCCAAGCTTACCACGTCCACCTCTTAATTTTTCTTTAATTTCACCTTCATAAACAAGTCTAATAGTATGTTTAGCTACTTTAGTAGTTTTACTACCTTCAACATAAAGTTCTTGGTTAATGTCAAAGTAATCAGCTAACTCATCCTCATCCATTCCATAACCAATACCATCTCTGGAACTACCAAGTCCCCAAGCTAAAATGTCAGATTTTTTACCAGAAGCTTTATGCATATACTCAGTACCACCGCCACCAACATATTCAAGTTTAACTTTATACTTCTTTAAAACTGCTTTATAATAAGCCTCATCAGTTTTCCATTTATTAGGAATAACTATATCAATTTCAAAATAGTCTTTACCACGACCAGAAAATTTACCTGGTTTAGCTTTTACTTTTTCTGCAATTGATTCATCTTTTTCATTATCACCGTCCCAACCTTTGTCAAGCGCATTAAAGAATTTGGTCTTTTTATCTCCCTTAAGTTCTGATGGTGAGTCAGCTCCGAATTTCTTAAGAAGAGAATTGAAGAATTTCATGTAGGCTTCTTTGCCACCTGATGCTTCTCTAATTTGTTTAAGTGATTTCATATTTAGTCCTTTAAGTTAAAGTGTGTCTCCATCAATACTTGGAGCTTTGTTAATTCTATCATAATATCATTATACCTTTCGGTAGATGTTATTCTATATTCTGTATTTATCTTAACATCGCTTATGATATTCATTTGAGTATTCGTTATTGACGATGCCCACCAAACCGCAGCCATAGTCTGTGCAAATATAGCCATAAATAAAGCAACACCGCTATTCCTTACCCAATTTGGAATCCTTGTTGACCTATGTCTCCAAGATTCTAATTCTTTTTCTTGTCTCTTTAACGCATTATGCATGCGCTCCAGTCTTTTCTCAATGTCGAGAAGTTCTGAATTAGCCATTAATATCTCCTCGATACTTCAATTTATGTATATATTTATACACTACCAATTTTCTAAATGAGGAATGTATTCAGCCATAGCATGGTCAGAAAAGTTATCAACTTTACCCTGTTTTATACCACCCCACATACCTTTCATCCTATCATTAAACCTTCTCCAATTATTTGATTTACCACTGTCATCTATAGTACCATCATGTCTTATATACATTAATGTACCATCATGTCTATAACCCATAATCCTTAAAGGAACTCTTGTTACTATATCATTATTATTCTGCCATCTATAATGACATATCTTTAAATTTTTAACATACGCAGGCCAACCAACTCTTGGTGAACCATAAGTAAATAGACATTGTGGGTCAGTTAAATCCCAATCATGAGCACATCTACTAGCCATAATTGTAGCCATTGCAGCTCCAAGACTATGCCCGCAAAACCATAAGTTCTTAGTAACCTTAATAATGTCTGGTAAAACCATAGGCCAAAGCTCATCTACCTCAGCTTTAAATCCTCTGTGTACT